CGGTTGGATTGATAGAGCCTAAAGCGGAGATTATGAAGTTCACACGTCTTTGCAAGAACTCGCCGATAACCTCACTGTGATTTTCTACCGCCATATGTGCACCCATGAACATAAAGCGGAAAGCGGTTCCTGATGCTTTGCCTACCCCCTTCAACGTCTCAAAGGATATTCTTGGAGTGTTTGACATATCATAAGCCATATTAGTGAGTGTTTCTGCTTCAAAACGTACCGTATCCGGAACTTGGTTCCACGTCAGATACTGGGCATCCGCACCTTCACCTGTAAGTTTGACCATTCTATCCTTAACCTTACCCATGAAACCCTCTACATCTCCAATTAGCTTCAGCAGTGGGAAGAAATGGTAGTCTATACAATCAGCATAATTAGATAACAGTTTTTCCAGCCGGACACGGAATGTCTTTATCTTCTTGCAATAAGATTCAGGACGATAAGCATAGAGAACCGGTAGTTTTGGGAATCCATGAGCAAAAGGCGTTCTTTCTTCATACCCTTTAGACAAATCCCATTGATAAACCATTTTGTCCGTGATAGTCATAAAGCAGATGACCTCCGAATCATCCATGAGCTTCTTTTTATACTCACGTGAGAAAGCAATCATTTTACCTTCGTCGTTAAAGAACGGGTATAGCTTATCACCTCTGAATGGAGACCATAACACGCTTTTCAGTTTCTTGGTGGGCTTGACCTTGCCACCGAACGTAGTCTTAACTTTCTTCCAAAACTTTGCCCAAAACGAATCATCATCGGTAACATACCAATATTCTGCCGCTTCTTGTTCGGAGAGCCAGGCACGGACAATCTTCTTGTTTTGGTATTTGATTTTGTTGGATTTAAATACAGCCTTTACCGCATCCAGCAGCTTCTTTTCATCATCATCAGTCGGAATGCAATCCATAGACGGTTCTGTGCCGACCGTGAAAGCAGTTTGGATGTTCACGATATCCTGTTCCAATGGAATGGAGATACGGTTCACCGGTTCAGTCTTATACTTTGCTTCGATTTCATAAGTCTTACCCGTTTTTTCATCGAAGTGCTTCTCTGCTTCTTTTTCAAGAACCTTTCTGTCCGGATACTTCTTTTTGTCAACCATGATTTCATGTCGTTCCGGATTCCAATCGTCCCAAAGTTTACAACAGTCGGGAAGTTCAGTCTTCCTACCTTTCTTCAGGTAGTTTATCTTCTGCCCGATGTCAGGCAATGCTAATATTTCTTCTAAATTCAATGGCATAGTTTATATTTTTAATGTGTGAATATTCCTGTTAAATCTTTCGGCTTCTGAATCTTACCAAGAAGCTCACCCAATACATAGTAACGTACAGCATCTATACAATTATGCACGAGAACCCCATTAGCGAAGAACTCGTGCATATCTTCAACTTCTATATCATAAACGTTACATATATCTTCCTTTACTATCTCTATCTCTTTCAGCTCTGACGCTTGCAGAATATTGTCCGCTACATCTCCTACAACAAAATTCGGTCTTGCTGTATTTGTTTGCAACAAATTCATTGCCGCACCATTTGCATTTCCTCTTTTCGTTATCAGTCCCTGAATGATACCGATAGGCTGTTTTGCATTTGTTTGAGCAAAACTTATTATTTCCGTTTGAAATGGCAGAGAACTCTTTTCCACACCATTCACAAATGAAGGTTTCCGGCTTTGCATTTGCAAATTGCTCTTTTGCTTTTTTGCTATGCCATTTCCTTCCCTCCTCTGATTTGTGCCATTCAACGGCAAGTTGGCTTGCTTTGGCAATATTCTCTCTTCTCCATGCAAGCAGTTCATTATCTCTACTTTGCTCTTCTGCGTGATGCCGTAAATGTGCGTGCATCTCAACAAGTTCAAGATTGGATATATCATTATTCCAAGTGTTTTCATCTTTATGGTGAACATGATACCCTTTAGGTATTTGCCCATTATAGAATTTCCACACTTCACGATGTAGTCGTTTAGTTCCACGGGAGAAATAACGTTCTCCGGCATATAATTTGTATTCTTTGCCATTAAAGACTTGCACGTATAGAGTACGTCCCCTTTCGTCAGTTCTTGTAATTGCTTCCATCCATTTATAGTTTTAAATTTATGTTCAGGCGTTGCCTTTATTTCAACTATAAAGTTACTAAAAACCAACCGAGTATGCAATATCTTTCTACATCCATTATCAAAGAATTTGTTAACCTTTCTAAAACCGTTTGATGTGAGTACATAATCACCCTTTCTAATCTTATCAATTCGCTTATTCCCTACGCTTGTCATTACAAGAGTCTCTCCTACGAAACAGTGATTGTCATGGTCTTCCGGTTCGTTGATATAGTTCCCGTCCTTATCCTTTGCCCAAACATACTTTCTGAACTCGCTTTGCAAGTTGTACGAGCGTTTGGTTATATAAATCTCCATATCTTTCATTTTGTCAATTCCGGCATTGATAGAGCCTGCACCTTTCTCTACGGCATATATCTTGATTCCTCCGTTGTGTATCTCTTGAATCAAACGTGGGTCTGCGCTGTCAGCAATGACTTTCAATCCCCACGGGCGAAGAGTCTTGATGATGTCAGAAGAAAGCAATCCAGTACGGTAATCCACTTCATCCAAGTAAAGGGCGTTATCAACGATACCACAACGAATGGAAGCAGACGGGTCATGCGTATAACCGAAGTCTTGCCCGAAAGCAATTTTCTTTGCCCAAGCCGGGAACTCGTCAACAATTCCCCACTTCTTGAACACAGCACCTTCTGCAACGTCAGCCCACCGGCCGATAACCACATGAGCATACTTTTCAGGATTACTCACCTTCATATCTTCCACCTCTTTCAGGAACTCAGGAGAAAGGTTATCCAAGTTATCAAAATACGTAGTATGGATATGGAGCACATTCGGATGAGTGGAAATCTGAACCTGCACACCGTCAATCTCTACCAGCTTGTGAGTTTTCTCAATGTATTTCTTGTAGATGAAGTGATTGGAATCGCATGGGTTCATTATAATGATAATCCGGTTCTGAATACCCTTCTTGCGAATGGAGAGCATTATCTTGTCGAACTCATCTTCGCTTGTCCACTCTTCCGCTTCATCGCAGACAAAAGTCGTAATGCCTTGAATGGATTTCAGTTTTGCTGTCTGGTTCCCGGAAGAAGTCTTGATACCCCGAAACATGATACGGCTCTTAGTCATCTTATTGACTATGTCCGTCTTTGTGGTCTTGAAATATTTCGTGGTACCGTCCAAATCTATCTTCTCCATCATTTCGGGGATGATAGACATACCGGCAGAAACCATCGTGTAACGGGTGTAAAGAATCTGATGAACTATTTTCTCTACGGGAGTCATTTCAAAAGTCAACCGCTCAATAAAGGTAGAAGCATTGAAAGACTTTCCCGAACCACGCCCACCGGTAATAAGAATTATAAATTTTTCCTTATCCTCATATAATGGATGGTAAATTTCTTGGGGTACTATCATTTTAGCTTGTCTTTAATCCAGGAATCAATGTTGATGCCATGCTCTATGTCTGTTGGAATATCAGCATTTGCAATCTTTTGGTTTTCATCAGCAGGAGATTCACCGATAAGTTCTAATAAATACCTTATAGCGTTCAAATCCGCATCACCCACAGCTTTCGCTATGAGTTTTTTTATCATGGCATCCTTTACAATGTATTTCCGACCTTTATCATCTGTAGTTTCAGCATTCAACGCAGCAATGGCAAACTCTCTTGCGGTTTTCACAAGTTCCTTTTTCTGTCTTCTCGATTCAGCCGAAAGTCTTGCGAGTTCCTGCGCTCTCTCTGTGCTAATGCGTTTGCCTTTCTGCGTTAAATTCTGTTCGTTCGCCATTATTCTACCCCAAATTCTATTCTATCCATAAATTCTTTTCCATCAATGTATCGTTCTTCAAATCCATAACCGAACATCTTCATGAAATTAGCCCTTTCTGTTGGGCTATTAAAAGACAGCACGACATAGCTTAACATTCCGTTATCCTTTTCAAAGCTATTTTGGTTGCTAATTCTGTCTTTTATCTTTTGCACTTCATTGTGACGTACAATTTGATTTTCTTTTGAATCCTCATAAAAATTATTGGAACGGTTAATGTCTTTATTCTCTTTACCTTCTTTAGTAGCTTCATCTATGGCTGATAATGAATCGTCCAATATATCTTCCTTTCTCCAAATATCATCGTTAATAGAAAAGTCCAAATCACCAATTCCAAGCATATTCAAATCGAAGTCATTCAGTCCGGCAAGGCTATAATCAATTCCATCAAGCATATCTTTTAACATATCTGAATCAAAATCGCCTTGTACGCTTCTGTTATTCATAAAGATATTCTGCTCTTTTTCAGTTTTTTCGTCCATGTGAACTACTTCAACACGAATCAAATAATCATTAGTTCTCGTGCCAGGATTGTATTTATTTACTTCATCTATCACTGAAATACGTTGATGACCAGAAACAAGGTTGCCAGTAACCTCATTCCATACGATACCACCAAGCAACCCTACACGCTTTAGGTTTGCTTTCAGGTTCTTTCTTGCTTCTTGTGTTATTTTGCGAGGATTGTAGTTAGCGAAGTTTATATCACTCCGCTGTATTTCTCTACTTTCCGGTTGAGTTATTTTGTTCTCTTTCATAATCGAATATTAATTTTTCGGAATATGGGAACTCTTTCAAAATGCGTTTATAATCATTGGGATATTTACTACGCATTAATAGCATCGTATTTAAATCAATAGTAAATCCTTGACTTATAGCGTTTGCATCATAGATAAAAGGTTGTATCAATCCACTTTGCCTAATATATTGAAGCACTTCTTTGTTTGTCCACAATGCAAGAGGATAAACCATGCCTTTATCTGTTACATAGCCGGTTTTAGCAAACTTCTTTAAGCGCATCCGTTTCATATAGCCATCTACGCCTTTCATTCCGCTGAATCCGTACATGACGCCTGTCTCTTCTCTTACAAATTGTTCTATTTCACCAATCTTTCTCGGCTTTATAGAACTATCTGGTTCACGAAAAAAGCCCCAGAAATCGTAATAGTCACGCTGAAAATGTCTAATTTTGCGTACTTCTACATTTTTGTAATGATTTTCTGCCCATTTGATATAAGGCTGCACATGGTCTAAATTTGGTATGAGGTACATATAATAGCATATAACCTTATCAAATACACCTGCAAGCATATCCAATAAAGCTATACCGTCTTTACCACCGGCTGAATAAAACAACACAGCAGTGTCCGTTTTATCACGAACACTGCGTATTATCTGCATTGTAAGGGCATACTTGTTCATAGGCTAACCATTTGAACCATTTGCTCCACGAACCCCAAAGGCAACACGTAAGTCATACCGTCTTTGGTCTCTATTTCCTAACTGCGTTGTACCAGCTTCACCGCCACGTCTGGCAACCAATCTACCACCAGCCCCTGCACCGTTCATATTACGGCGCGGTCCCATTGTTCTGTTAATTCTTCTCCTTGTACTACCGACTCAGCTAATAAATTTTAAAATTAAACAATCAAACATTATCTGTACTAAGTATCTTACCCAAATGATACCATACTTGGCAAACAAGATATTCTTTGCCGTTTTCTTCAAATACTTGGTCGTTACCATCTTCATCTGTAAAAATGATAAATTCAGCACTCTTAACCTCCACCGTAAGACGTGGCGCATCTTTTCGTCTGCCATTTATAAGAACCAAAGCGTCATACTTTATTGGTACTACATCCACATCCTTATCATCATTTGGTATATCTTCTTGCCGTTTGTATCTTTTGCCATCGTGTTCAAAATATACATATCTTGTAACATTTGAGGGGTAAACATATCTATGTTCTATGTCTTGTTCACCTTTTAAGATAGATTGAAAACTATCTTTTTTAATCTGTAATGTTAATACATTCATAATCGTGTCATTTTTTTAATTAATACTCAATAGTTGCGGGGGGCTGAATCGAACAACCGACCTTCACCAAGTCAAAGTGAAAAGCTACCACTGCTACACCCCGCGATAGTACCCCAAAGGTACTACCACAACCAAAGATAACGAAATATCTTCAATCGTTATACACGACAATCGGCTTATTGTCGTGAACTAAGCCATTTATCCCGTCTTTCTCTACACGCCTCTAAGGTAGGCGCACAACAAGCAAAGAGTTCACCACTTTCAGTACGGTAATCGTACTGGTACATTCTCACTCTTTTACCTCTCAACCTGGTGTTGTAGGTGGTGTAATTTTCTTTACCGGGTTGACATACGCTGCAACCGTTTACATTTATTGAGTTCATAATTCAAGTAATTGTTTCGTTTTATCCACGTCTACAAAACTCGTCCACCCTGCTTTATGCAGTTTTATAGCTGCCTCTCTGATTGTGATTTTACCACTCTTGACACTTTCTTTCAAAGATTCTAATACATTCTTCATTCTTAATTCATTTTCACATTCAATCTTTCTTCACTCGTATAAGCCACTACAAGCCCAGTTTCATCATGCTGTATGGTGATGTACTTTTCACCCCTCTCTATAGTAGAGAAGTCATAAGGGGTTACCATCTTACCCAATACCTTGCCCAGTTGCTTCATCAGTGGGGCTTCAGGGCTGATAACTAAAACTAAATCCGCTTTCATAATCGTGTGTATTGTGGTAGCCATAAGGCTACCGGATTAGAACTCAACCAATATCAATCTTTCTAAAGAACCTGATGCTTTCACCCACATATGATTATGTCCGAAACCATAATCGAAAAACAGTTTAAAATAAGGGTATCTTACTATTAAAGAGTTCATACAGCCTCTTAACTCGTCTTCTGACATACAAGAAGTTATTTCATTGATAATTTGAACGAAAAGGTGTAAAACTTCTGGTTCATTATTCAATAACGGTTTTTCTATAACTGCTTTTAAAAATATATTTTCTTTCATATTCTTCTATATTGCGCAGGGCTTACGCCCTGCTGGTTAAACTTATAATATTTGAATCTCTTTGTTACCTATCTCTGTATCTACATTCAGAACCTCGTACTTTTGAACCTTGTAATTATAAACGACTTCACAGGTATTGAAACCTCTACCATCTTCTCTTTGGTCATAAACAGTATTTATATGCTGATACATTTTATTGCCTAACATGAAGTTTATCTTACCTGATGTACAGAAGTAGAATGCTACTGCATACTTCAATGTTTTCTTTTCATCAATCTTCTTTGTTGCCATGATCGTATATCTTTTAATTGTTATTACTTCGTTTCTGATGATGCAAATGTAATGATTAAAATCATACATACAATAAATAAATATACTATTTGTATGATTATTATCATATATTAACAAAACAGCATAAGTATGATTATAATCTAAATATATTTTAATACAAATGACTATATTCAATCAAAACAAGCTGATTTAATTTGTTTATTCGATTTTTACCCCTATATTTGCATCTGATTAAAATCATACACACATGGAAGTAAAGACAATAATCAAGCAGAAAGGCTTCACAATGGAATCCGTTGCAAAAAAAATGGGTATAACAAGGGTTACACTTGCCCAAAACCTTAGTAGAAATCCAACAGTAGGAACATTACAGAAGATAGCAGATGTTATTGGATGCAAGGTTGGTGACTTCTTTGTTGATGATATGGATATAAAAGATGATGCCAACACCATCACCTGCCCCCACTGTGGAGGTAAAATACATTTTGACGGAGAACCACATATGCCGGAACACAAGAATATACGAGGGAAAGAATACTATAAATAAAAAAATATGGAACTAAAAGACTTTATAAAAGAAACACTTAGTCAAATAATAGATGCTGTTTCAGAAACACAAGAAAAATACAAAGATAAACATGTCCTAATTTGTCCCGATGATATTCAATCTGAAAAAGGAGAATATTATATTGACAATGAATCTCATTATGAATATTATAACCGAAAGACCAAAGTACAAAATATAGAGATGGACATAGCTATTTCCGTTACCGAAAAAGAAGGTAATAAATCAGGAATAGGAATCGCCAAAATTATAAATGTTGGTACTTCGTCAGAAAATGCAATACAAAATGAAAGTGTTAGTAAAATAAAGTTTTCCATTCCACTTGTTTTACCAACAAGTAATACAAGAGAGTATTACCAAAAATATGTGAAAGATTAAAAGTAAAGCCAGAGCATTAAACTCCGGCTTACTCATTGATAACCTCATTAAAAGCAATAAAAGCGCACCAAAATGATGCGCCTTCTGTTGTCAATTAGTTCTTGATTTTATATCAGAGCCTCACGGCTAGAATATCAGAATCTGACAGCTTCCATTCTTCTGAGAAGATTATTATATCTCTCTTGTATAAGAGCTCTTTGTTTATCGGAAGCAGTTACAATCTTTCCCTTATATTTCCGCATGACAGATTCATTCATGCCAATTTCCTTTGCAAACTTACTGGCATTTATGAAAGGAAATGCCTCGAAGAATCCGCTTAAATCATATACGTAATCAACAGAATACCCAGACTTATACCACACAGGAAAGTCTCCATGTTTTTCTTTATAATATTCAGCCTGCTCTTCAAGTACGGACATAAAATCATCTTTCGCTTCCTGCTCTGTAAGCCCAAAACCGTACGCTCCGTTCACATCCTCCGAATATACGGAAATACCCCCATCATTCGCCTTTTCAATAATTGCCTTAATCTTCTTCATAATCGTGTATTTTAAATTCGTCAATTAAAGCACCCACCGAAGTGGGTGCAGTCCTTTCACTTCTTTAACCCTGCCTTTTTCAACATACTGTCAAGAGTACCATTGGGTATCTCTTGAGACTGATGTCTGCCAACAGGAATAAAGTAGTCAAAGTCGGGATGAACATATTTATAATGTTTCTTTCCCTTTTTGATTGTCCAGCCAGCTGATTCAATCAATTTGTAAAACTCTGAATACTTCATAAAATCAAAGAACATTTTTAATTGACACTACAAAAGTAACATATTTGTTACAATAAAACAAGCAAAGATGAAGAAAGGAATAACATATTTGTTACTTTTAACACCGTGTACACATAACAAAAGCCGGAGCACTAAGCCCCGGCTCATTAATTGATTAGCCCTTTGATTCTTAACCGATTTACGATTTCGGTATAAAGATACTCTATATCCCCGCTGAAATCCCCATAGTTCTGATAGAGAAACACGACATCAGCGCAGTTGTCGGAAATTGTACTCTTGGACTGAACCCCAAGTACCCTTGACATCTCTTCGCGTAACCCAGCTGTCATTTTCCCACCGGCAAGCGAACTTGGAGAAAACAGGTACAGGATAATGAAGATGAACTTCTTCCGCTGGGTAACACTGTCAATATTCGGTGGACATCCTCTCTCATTCAGCAACTCAACGAATATTTTGTAGATTTCATGGATAAGGCTTTTGTCTTTCAAAATTGGGGTGGTCAAGGCGTTTTCTTCTTCTGAAAGTTCTGATTTCTCAATTCTAATCTTTTTAAGGCGAATTATTTTGTTAAAATCCAGTTCCATAACACGATTATTTTAAAAGTAAATAGTATATTTGCATCATAATCGTGTAAGGAAGAGCTGATTCATGGTCGTGCGTGGGTTGGCTCTTTTTCATTTTTCCCCATTCGTGCTGACGAATGGTTTCTTTTCCAAATCATAGCAGGTGATATATACCCGTTTCCCATTGACATCACATAGAGCAAGGGCATATCCTTTCTCTAGTATTTTAACCGGCTGATTGTCGCAATAGACAGTACTTCCAACCGGAACTCTTATAAAATGACGTACTATCATTTGATTATCTTTAGCTTGTTATACCAGCGTGAAGAGAAAGGGAACCACCCGATTAGGAATGATTCCCCGAAAATAGTTACTTTATATAGTTTGCTCATGGATTTTTCTTTTCAAGTATTTCAACACATTTTTTTATCCCATAATCGAAACCCTGTTTATAGCCTTTAGCATATTCTCCGATGGTATATACCGCCATTGACAGAAAAAATAGAAGGATACCTACAGGCTTATACCAACCGGGAAACGAGATGGAAAACGGCTTAAATGTAATTGTGAGATCTCCGACCCATAATAGGGAAATAACACATATAATTGTAAATAATATTGTTTTCATAATTATATCGTTATTCGTTAATTGGCAGTTTCATAAAGCACATCCATATTGTTTTGCTCTGCCTTCCAGTGGTATGTCCAAATAGAGGTTTAAAAGGGATAACAGACAATACATCCACTGTTTTTATTTCACTCTCGTTCCATTTGAATACAAGCGTGCCGTTAGGCTTCAAGACGCGCATACACTCAGTAAATCCATCGTGTATTAGTGACTGCCAGTCTTTCGGCAGTTTTCCGTACTTTTTAGCCATCCATGAGGTTTCACCAAGTGTTTTTAGATGAGGTGGGTCAAATACCACCATGTAGAAAGAATTGTCCTCAAACGGCAAGTGGGTGAAATCTGCTATTATATCCGGTTTTATCTCTATGGTTCTGATCTTATCTCTATCCTTGGCTGTTACTATCTCTGATCTCTTATCAACGAATAAGGCAAGAGGATTATGTTTGTTAAACCAAAACATTCTACTGCCACAGCAGGCATCTAATATAAGTTTTCCATTTTCCATTAAGCTATTTCTTTTAATTTCTTCAATCTCAACTTTTTCAATACTTTACAAAGTGCTTCAGTATTTTTTCTCGCTTGTGTAACCTCCACCGCATTCCCGATAAATTTCTTTTGGTCAGCTTGTGTGCCTATTAAAACATAATCTTCAGGGAATCCCATAATCTTTTTGAGTTCCGGAATGCGAAGCATCCGCATTTTAATATCCACTATGCCATACAGTGCCATGAACTCCTTTATCTTCACGGTCATAGGACTATCATTGTTGTAGATTTCAATCGCTACCTGACCGCTTTCTGTTGCTACCAGATAGGGCGGCATCTTATCCATGCGGGCTATTAATGTGAAGCAGGGGCTATCAACAGAGCCGCCAGCACTGTTGAACTGTGGATTCATCAGATAATGCCATTTCCTGTTTGCGGTAATGGTCTGGGAGGGTTCCTCTATACTACTACCTACATTTGAGAATGCAGTATTCATTATCCACGGCTGGCATATTACTAAGTTTTGTTTCAGTGTTGTGGTAACAGCGGGGCATGGTGAGTTTATATCAGACACCTGACCACCTCCAGAATATTGGTTCATAAAAAACGGAGATACAAGAGAAAGTCTGTCTTTCGTCAGAAGTGTAGGACAAGGCTGGTTAATATCCTTTCCTGTATCCTTAAAGTTATAAGAACACATAAATTGGCTTTCAATTAAAGCCATCCTGTCCTTCGTTGTGACCGTAGGTGCAGGAAGTTCCACCGAATGATTATGCCCGTTCCCATAGTAAGCCGATACAAAAACGTGGTGGTCTTTACAAGTGATTGCTCCAGCCGGTTCTTCCACTGATACGTTCTTGCTGTCGGGGTGTCCGCTAAACTGCTTAGAGAGGAAACAAACTTGCGCTACTCCAAGTCTGCTTTGCGTGGCTACCACCGGACATGGTTCGTCAATCCCAGGAGCGTTATATTTCCCTGTACGGCTCATAGAATTATACTTTACGAGGAAGGCATCCTTTCCGCCGGCTACAAACTTGATAAGTCCGGCATAGATACGTTCAAGCGTTTTCTCTGCAAGAGGCTTTTCCCTGAAGATGGTAGTTCCTTCATCAGAGAAATCAAGCACATCCTTTACCGGCTTCCACTTCTCCAGCCGCGAGAACATATCTTGCCTACCACCTTTACAGTGGGTCGGTTCAGGGAATACTATCGGCAAGTTCTTTTTAGCAAAGATGCCGAAGAAGCGTTTCCTTGTGGTGTAGGCACCGAAGTCGGCAGCATTTAAGATGCGGTGCTCAAAGTTGTAACCGTACTTCTTGACATTGCGCACCCACTTTTGATAAAGCCGGCCTTTGTCCATGCTGATAGGTTTCCCATTCTCATCCATATCTCCCCATGACATAAACTCTTCTACATTCTCAATCTGAATGTAGTCAGGGTCTATAACATCAATATAACGGAAGAGATGTTCTGCCAACGTCCGGCTGTCGGCATCTCTCGGCTGACCGCCTTTGGCTTTCGAGAAGTTGGTACACTCCAAAGAAGCATGAAGCATTATCATAGCATCAGGATATAACTGACGAATACGTTCTACAATAGTGCTTATCGGGGAAAGTTCCAGTGTACGGATACCCTCAATAAAGTGAAGTGCATCAGGGATATTGGCATCATGTGAAAGGATGGCATTCTTGTCATGGTTCACACAACAAACAACCTTTGCACATTTATTTCCATCCAATCGTGCTTCTTCCACACCTTCGGACAAACCGCCGGCACCACAAAAAAGGTCTATTACGAACAATTCGATATCGGACAGACCTTCTAAACTCCTTAGTATTTCTTTTAATGATTTCATAATCGTGTATTCTTATTTCTAATTTGAATAAATCCCCTTCGTTCTGTTTCTTCTAACAGTGAAAAGTCTTCATCCTTGATTTCACATTCTGTTTCGTAGTTCACGGAAGTATAACTTGGGATATTGAACTTTTTCCGGATTCTTACGATAACATCCGGATTTCTTGTTACCCAGTAAACGGTTATTCTCATGGTGATATCAGCATTTTTCTAGCTTCCTCATCTCCTGCATCAGCACGGTGCTTGATTTCAATGTACTCAGCATAAGAGATTCTGTTATCTCCACGCTCCTCTATCTCTTTTTCACGTTGGTTTCTGTATCGTTCACGCTCTTTCCGTTCAATATCTTTCCGACGTTCAGAAACGTAGTCCAGCATCGCACTTGTTATTTTCAATGGATCTATTGAACCGTAGAACCGCCCATACTTCCCTGACTTAAACCGTGCTATGAAAAAACAGATTTCAGCGGCATTTATATAATAATACTCCGAAAGGAATATCTCCGATAGTTCAGAAAGTTGCTCTTTCGCTATCTTGGTTGAAACTTCTGCAAAGTCATTCAATGAGCCAAATTGTATCTTTAGCCATTCTATCGGTGTTTCATCCCCATAAGTAGAAGACAATAGCCCTAAACTCGGAATGCTGTCATTCAACGCCAGTTCTGAATGGGTTGCATTACATCTGACAAGTTTGAACTGCAAATCAGGGTTGTAATCAAGAATGAATTGTGCAGGATCGGGATATTTATTCAATAACGCCCTCTGCTTCAAGTTCCTTTCTCTTTTTTGCGGCAGCTTCTCTAACGGTTGTAGCGACTGCAAGAACTGAATCACGTTTTCGCTGCTCGCTATCCTGTTGATTTTTACTAAGTCTTGTCCCATTATAGTTTCCTTCCAATATTTTAGTAAAGTTTGCTTGTTTGAAAATCCAATCAAAGTCGCATTTCCAATTGCGGTCATTAGCTCCAAGTAAGAACGGGGATTGAAGAATGAGATTGAAAACACTCCTCACTGACTCTTTCCCATATTGGGCTATCCGGGCTTTTACAGCTTTTTTTCTCACATCAGTCATTGATCTTATCTGCTGGAGTCTGTCTTTGAATGTGGTATTATAGTATTCCATCAATCCGCTGTAATCAATCTTTTCAGAGGGGGAGGGCGAAGAAAGCTTGTCTTTCTTTGATACTCCGTCAGGAGTATTTTCTTTCTTTTGATGTAGAGATATATCTATATACTCTCTTTCTTCTTTCTTTGTATTTGTGCCCTCTGTGTGCCCTGATTTTTGTAAAAGTTCGGATTGCGGTAGATTGTTGTTCATGGGCTGTGCCCCAAGTTGTGCCCTTAGTTGTGCCCATTCGTGTCTTAATTCATTGATTTCCTTTTCAATACCTGTGTCCTTACTTGTGCCCTTGGTTGTGCCCATTGGATTATATTCTTCATATTTACATAAGGTTATAAGGTTCATTCCTTGATTGCACTCAACAGTTATCATACCTTTCTTTCTAAGATGCACAAGAAAGGAACGCACCTTCTTTTCAGACCATTTCCAACGCTGTGACAGAAATCTTATGGATGCAGGATATTGACCTCTTGAATAAGAGATTTCTCGACCTCCGATACTCTCCTTTCGGGGCGTTGCCTCAAATCGTGCAGACTGAATTAAGTCTAACCACGCTTCGCAACTGCTAAAAGTACGGGCTTCATTCCACATTTCATTCGAGAAAAACCTGCGGCTTAGCCTCAAAAATCCTTCGTCCATAGTCTTAGAATCTCACGTTAGTTAATTGCCTTCCGTTAGAAAATACAGCCCACTTACCATTACCGCTATCAAACAATCGTAAATCCGACACCTCTCCGAAACGTTTGATGTTACCGCATAAATCCACAATCCATCCACATTCTTTAGAAGGATGCGGGCGGATGGCACGACCGACTATCTGATACCACATGGCAAGTGACATTGTAGGACGTGCCATAACGACCGTATCAAGTTCCGGATAGTCAAAGCCAGTCGTAAGTACACCCACATTAGCTACTACCGGAATTTCACCAGCTTTGAACGCCTCAAGAATATGTTCACGTTCTTTCTTAGGAGTATCACCTGAAACGATAGCGCAACCGGGTATTGACATCGTTAACCGTTCCGCTTCTTTCAAAAAACGGGTAAAGACCAAAATACCCTTCCGTTTTCCTCCGGCTTTGGGATTCATCAGCCTTTGGACGATATGAACGAGATAACCGTAGAAGTCTATCCGTTCATATTCTTTTTGAACTGACCTATCCGTATAGTCGGCACCAGTAGTATTTACTTTCAAGTTAAGTTCATTCCACCCTGAAGGATTCATTGAATAGTAATCCAACTTCGCCAAGTAGCCCATATCTAATAGGGTTGATACCTGTACATGATAAATGACCTCTGAAAAGACATGAGGTTTTGTCCGAGTGATAAATTTCAGCATGGAGCCGAAATCACGGCTGGAGCTTAAACGGTATGGCGTTGCTGTCAGTCCAAGAACCTTACACTTCACTGCATCAAAAAAATCCTTGTACATTCCCTCTTTGGGGTTTACAAGATGACATTCATCCACAATGATGTTCTTGAAGTGGGTGAACAGTTCGGGATGATTCTTCACACTGCCGATGGTGGCGAATGTTATCCGGCTTATTTCTTTAGAGTTGAAAGAAGCTGAATAAATGCTGCAATCAAGAATACCGTATGAGCAGAGTTTCTTAAAGTTCTGTTCGAGTATTTCCTTCGAGGGCTGGAACACCAAGGTATGACCGTCAAGCCTTGCAGCTATATCCGCTATGATAAGCGACTTTCCGCTGCCCGTAGGTAACACCATAATGGCATTTGTTTTCTTCGCCTTGTTATTGAAGAAGGAAACGGCAGCATCAGAGGCTTTCTGTTGGTAATCTCTCAAACGGAATTGCATTTTCTCAATAAGTATTTGATTAATAATTCTTCATTTCTATTATTTCTCCTAAAGTTCTGCCATGCGGCTCCATAACTAAGATTATGCTTTTCGCAAAATTCAGAAAGAGAATACCGATTGCCATCAATATGTATATATACAGTATTAGTTCGGTTTCTAACCTGCTCTTTTCTGGTAGCCCATTTACAGTTTTCAGGAGAATAATTTCCGTTTACATCTTTTCTATCAATAGTAAGCCCTTTTTGATAACCACTATTCAAAGCCCAATTAACAAACGACTCAGGATTATTTTTCCATTCTTCACAGATACCTATTCCCCTGCCTCCATAATTTTTATAGCTTGAATGTTTAGGTGAATAGCATCGTTCTTTCATACATCTAAAAATCCTATAAATATCAGTTCTTGACAAACCGTGCCTATAATTATACTTAGTGATTCTATCTTTTGTTTTACACCCACAACTTTTTGATGTTCCATTTCGTAATCCATAAGCACTAACAGAATGAATAGAACCACAATCACATTGACAGATATAATAAGATTTAATTCCTTTATGGTCTAATCTATCCAAATCCTTATGCAATACAAGCCATCTACCGAACTTATGTCCTGACAAATCAGGCATCTTATTACATGATTTTTTATAACTCATAGCCCTTTCTCCTTTCGTAATTTCTTATTAAGGGCCTTGTAATACTTGATTAGCTGTTCGTACTCAAAATCAGTCATTTTGGAAGTGCTGGCAACTTTGACTTTCAGCAAATCAAACTTCTGTTGACCGATTTTAGTAATTAGATTCACCCGATAGCCTTCCAAATGGTCGGCTTTGAACCTATTGCAGTGCCGGCATTCGGCATGGCAATTATTCTCATCAAAACGGGTCGCCAGATGTGTACGACTGAAATAGTGCCCGCAGTCTGCTTGTGTAAACGGCTTTATCTGTCCGCACGAGATACATCTAAAATATCCGTTTGGCATTGCATCACGAAGCCGGATAAAAAGGGAAAACTCCTTGTCGAGCTTAGCTTTCAAATCCGGCTTCTTCTTTACTGCTATCCCTGCTTTATCAAACAGAGGTAAAGGCTTTTCTTTTTTCTTCTTAGGCTTCTTGATGTAATACGGCATAATTCATTGTTTTAGTTTGTGGTATCGGCAGGATTCGAACCTGCATGAGCTTTCTGCTTTGAGTAACCCTTCCGGCTGGGTAAAGCTCCAGTACTCGTCGTGCGTCTACCAATTCCGCCACGATACCAGATGCCCGTCTTTCCGGGCTGTCAATTATACTTCGATGATTACGATGTCAGGTGCAACACCTTTGATTGCTTCAATCTGTTCGTCAATCACCTTGTTTTTGTATTCCTCAATGGTTTCATTCGCACCAGCAGAAACCAAAGAAAGTGAAACATCTCTACCGTCTACATCAGCGTAAATCTCAACTTCGATTTCTTCACAGGCAAAGCCTTTGAAAAGAGGGATGTTCAGTTTGAATGATTTCGGCAAATTGGAATCAACCACCTGCGAGTAGTTGTCAACTTTGCTGCCGTTTTCCTCCTTGCTGCGCTCAATGTCTTGGTTTACCTTTGCTTTGAAATTCTTCAAAGTAGATACAAGCATCATATTCTGTGACTTGTCAGTAAAGAAAGCACGATGCATTTTGATGAACTTAGATAACTTGATGGGTTCCCATTTCTTTTCAACGTTGATACCAAACTCCTGCATTTCTTTTGAAGGCTGCAAAATACCGTTGATTTCAGTCTGATAGTAGTTGGTTTCATCAATAGTTAATGCTAACCCCATCTTATCACGATTTACAATGATATTGGTCGATTTCTGATTAATCAGTTCGACACGTTTTTCCAACCATCTGAGAGGTGCATCTATCGTTCCATTGATAACTACTCTTTCTGGTTCTTTTGGGTCGAGTGCTACGGGGGCTTCTCCCTCTCTCAATACTACTTCAATTGGTGCACCGTTATAATCTTTCGGTATAATCACGTTTAATTTGTTTTCGCTCATGATTCTGTTCCTGTTTTACGGTTAATACTGAATACTGTCTTCTGCATTTCTTGCGGCATAATCGGGCGGCTGTAAACCAGTTCACCCAACTTGTTATAGAATCCTGCCATCTTTTCCTCATGGTAAAGGATTTTGGCACATTCTTCATTTTCCACAAACTCAGAACCTCTCTTGATGTGGTCCAGAAGTTCCTGCTTTTCTTCATTCAAAGGTTTCAGGCGTTCTTTGAACTCTTCCATAGCCTCTTTCTTTTCAATCTCAATATCATTGATGGTGATTGATACCTCGGCTAATGTTTCTTTCTTTTGCGCCAATTCTTCGGGTGTGAATCGGTGGGTATAACCAATTTTCTCTACTGCATCGGCATTATCCTGAAGGAACTGCCAACGTTCCTGTTCAAGGATTTCTTGACCTAAAAATTTGTCCATAAATATTTTACTTTTGGTTATTATTCTTCAACCATACTTCATATTCTTCTTTATAGAAACTAGGAATAATCCCTTTGCGTTTAAAGTCGATATACTCCTGTACCATACAATCATCCCAGTCAACTCCGTTGTCGGGTACATCTTCCGTTTCTGATGTACAAAGAGTGTATTCAAATGGATTATACCCACTGTTGAGCCCATATTCTTCAACTATCTTGATTACATTTTCATCGGTGGTTATTTGTTTGATTTCACTTTCAGCCACACACCCGGATATTTCAGAGTGTTTGCCAAGTACTTCACCGAAGTAAACACAGATTTTACTATTCACTAAGTATTCGACATCTTCTGTATCTGCAATAAATACTCCTTCAAGATTGCCCATTCTTCCGCAATCGAAGTCCATTTTAAATAATGCTTTCATAACTAAATAAATTCTTGATTTCTTTGTATTTCCTGCTGGGCGTATATCAGCATTTGATGTTCATTTGCAGCCGGCAGATAGATACCTGCCACTGAGGCACTCCAATTTCGGAAACGGTCAATACTCAAAGTCATTTCACCTGTTGTCAGCTCGGCAGAACTGCGCAAATAGGTTACTTCATTGCCTTTCTTGTTGACCATCTTACGTTCAAACAAATCACGGTTGCAAGTCCTCTTATAGAAGTCAATTTTTGCTTCGTCGAGACTGCAACCGTACTCACCACCGAAATACCCTAAAAGAAGATGCAAGTAGCTGTTTTGGGCAAGCGTGCGGTTAGGTAGTTTCTTTTTCACTTCCACCACCGCACGTTCACTAAATAGCTTGTTTACATACTCCTTGAACTTGGGTATTTCATAATGATTTGATAAATTAAATATCATTTTTCTTTTTCCAAATATAGCCACCAGCCGTTTTCCTTTTGCCGAGCGTACAAGCATTGATACTTGATGCAGCAACTTGTGTTTCAAGAGAAGCCACTTTTGCACTTTCAAATTCAGCTATATAATTCATTTGTAATCCAAATTGCACAACTGGAATTGAATGAGTTATAGACATCTTTCTTTTAGAAAAACTTGAATGCTTTTTATTATACATTGGATGTTTTTCCCCTTTTCGGCTCATTGACATTCGTTTTTTAGTTTCTGCATTGATAACTTTACCTTTAGCAGATTTACTAAAACGGCTTTTAGTAATAGGATTATTATTGTTTTCCGTGCGAGTTACCCACCTTAAATTACAAACATTATTATCCGTTCTAATTCCATTAATGTGGTCTACCTCTGGTTTATTAAATGGATTGGGGATAAAAGTTTCTGCAACAATTCGATGTAACAGTCTTTTATCTTTTCTCAAAGTAACATAAACATATCCGTTCTTTACTCCAACATTTGGAGTAAGCACCTTATTAGGATTCCGAACTTTACCTGTATTAGAAACTTGATAATATCCATTATACCCTTTTACTGTTTTCCAAATCTCTTCCATATCATTCTTCAAGTCGAACAACATACGCTAAAAAGGCAAATCGTCCTTTACATTGCCATTAACATCAACCGGAGGCGGGAAATTCTGTGGCTGTTGCTGATAGGTCGACTGTGGCGCTGGCTGTTGTACCGATGTTGTTTGTTGGGATTGCGATACACCACCACGCGCATCTATTTTGTAGCACCGGATAGATGCCATACGTTTGAGTTCTCCGTCCTGATTCGTCCAAGAACGCCCTTGTAAGACAAACGATACAGTAACAACATCACCCTGATTAAAGCGGTCAAGTTCTGCACACTTATCGCCTGAAAACTCTAAGGGAATAACATTCTCATACTCGCTACGCTCTCCCGTATAAGGGTCGTAAGTAGTAGCATCTAAAATAAACTCCCGTTTTGTAAATGAGGAACCACCGTTTTTGGATGGTATTTGAACGGTTTGTCCAATTTCGATTATCCGTCCGGTTATTTGGTTTGCCATTAATTTTCTCCTCCAAAAATCTTTTTATCGGTTATAAGTTCTCTGTTTTCTTCCAAGAACCGGATAAACTCCTCACAATGGTTAGTGAGGATTGGTATATCACGTTCAGGATTGAAAACGTATGTTTCTGTATAGGTATCTACCACATAACCGCCTTTGTTGAACTCCACAATGTTATACTCAAATGTCCGTACATCAGAACCGTTCTTCATTAAAGCGTATGGATATACTAAATGCTGGTGGTGATCTTTGAACTTTCCCACGGTATAACTACCGGTTGTTTTGATGTCGTGAATACTGGTAGGCATCAGTTCGTCAATCAAACCATAAACCAAAACATTGCCGTATGCGGTTGGAAGAATCGCTTCTACTCTTTGTTGGGTTAATGCTCCTTTGAAGTAACCGGAAAACTCTCGGCAAAGTGAGATTGGGAAAGTAAAAACACGATTATTATAGGTAGCTTTCAAACCTATAACCTCGTTGGTCTGAACCTCATCGTAATACAAAGGTTTACCTGTTTCGTCACAAGCTCCTTCGCGTATTACCTTATATATCTTTTCAACCTGCACGGTTTCGGATTTCCGATTTTCAACCATACAGTCAATAACCTCATTAAAGGCTGTTCCCTTGTCTGCCGCTTCGCTGTCGAATGGCTTGCGGTTAATCCGGTCTATCAGTTCTTGAAACTGTTGTTCGTGAAATTCTTCGGGAGTATGGGGTGGATTTTCTGACCACCCCCAGTACTTATCCCAAATCACATCACTATTCAGATATGCCCCAAAGGCATCAAGAAGCGTTGCGTAAATACGATATTTAGGCTGCTGGTTCATATTTTTTTTCTGAATTAAGTTTCAGATTCAAAGACTTCGCTTTGTTAGCTACCAACTTTGCCGCCATTTGCTTTGAAGAACCAACGTGCTCAAAGTTATCTATTTGCGCGATAAAATTATTGGCAGATTCCGCATCCGTAATAAGTTCGATCTGTTCTTTTATCTCTTCAATAACTTTATCATACTTTTCCTGTGCCTCTTTCTTGGCAGCAAGCATACCCAAATACGAATTGATTATCTTGGCGGTGATAAAGTCGTTCTTTGCGGTTGGATTACCATTCTTGTCAAGGATGGTAGGAACTTCCATCACTGAAGGAAGATTGCAAGTATTCTTACCGTCATTTCTTGAAGTTGGGTCAAAAGTAATAGTACGTCTTTGGACGCCTCTTTCGCTTTTCATTTCAAGATAACCGAGCAAATCCAGTTCAGTAACGATAGAGTTGTAGGATTTTTCACGCAAGGCAGGGATAAACACCGTATCATCACCTTCTTTTCTTGTGTCGCGATGGGCAACGAAAATGATGTGCTTGTTAAGCCCCGAAAGTGTTCGTGTCATCCATGAAAACTCCGCATTGATACCGCTCCAATCCTTGATAGACGGTTGGCGGCTGCCACATTTATAAGTAATGATGAAATCCATCATCTTGCCAATGGTATCTACCACGATTGTCTGATAGGCAGACAAATCCTCCTGCAAGACCTGTTGAACATCACTCCATGAAGTGACCTGTACAGTATCTATGTTTTCCAAATGCGCCATATTCATACGCTTAACGCCATTATCGAAATCCAATAATAACGGTTTCGGTGCGCTCAATGCCACTGTTGATTTTCCCATACCAGCCTGACCGTAAATCATCATCTTTACAGTGGTAGGAATTACTAATTCATTTGATTTTTTAATAAGACTCATAATCGTAAAATTTAAAGGGTTTATATTACTTTCATTCTATTCAAAAATCTGTTGATCGACTCCAAATTGTACCAAATCATTTTTCCATCTTTGGCAAATGAAACCTGGGCGTTATTCCTAAGTTTATCAAGGTAATCAACGCTACACCCCAAATAAGCCATCGCTTCATCCTTATTAAGCCAAAGTTTCTGTACGGATTCAACCTTTCCTCTTTTCATATCATATCTTTCAGAAATTCTATTTTCTCTTCTCTAATCCGTCTTGCCCTACGCATATCCGAATGGAAATCCTGATAAAACGTAATTGAAAACACACATAATAAACAACAGGCGATAACAGAACGGGCTATTGGTGGGAAATCCATAGTGAATTTCATGCCAGCCAGACGCTCATATAGCATGGTCGCCAGTTCTCTTCCATTTCTTACATGAAGAATCTCAAAAGCCTTCTGCAACTGGTTGTTTATCGTGCTCACAGCCCTGCATTTCAAATCGGCTATTTCCTTCTTCTCATACCCTTGTGCATACATTCGTGCCGTAATCTCGCATTCAGGTGTAAGTTCATTAAAAACTCTCTTCATAATCGTGCAAGTCAGCTGATTAATAATTGCGGATAACCTCAATATATCCGGCTTCCCTGTTAGTGTCCACCGAATACAAAGTTTGCTCCTTGTCTATTATCCGGTCAATCCTTGCCAGCCTGTTAAGATCAGCGGTACACCTGCGAAGCTGTCCGGCAAGCTTGTCGCTAAAGTCAAAGCTGATTCTGTCATTCTTCTTTTTCAGCTTTTTCTTGATTTCTGTTCTTTCTTTCAGTTCTTTTGCCATAAAAGTAAAATTTAATTAATGATTCGTGGATGGTAAGGGAATCGAACCCCTCTCAATCGTGCCAATTGTTTGCGCAACACGAAGCTCTAACCGATAAGCTAACCATCCGATTAAAAAAGGTGCACTATCCTCACGGACGGCACACCCAGTACAAACACAATATAAAACACGAATATCTAATCTATTATCATAACAATGCTTTTAACCGCGTTCTTGAAATGATCAAACTTCCGGTTCAAATCACTCCAAGATTTATACCATGTATTTTTCTCTTCAGCTAATTTCTCGTTAGCCTCTTCCAGTTCCTGCACACGCCTTACTAAATCTTCATGCGTCATGCCTCTTAATTCTTCCACTGTCATAATCGTATAAATTTAAAATGTCGTTAAAAAGGTAGGAGTCGAACCTACTTCTTGTAAGCTAAATGAATATATAAATTAGAATATAAGTTAATACCAACAATTAATCGCTTACACGCATTCCAACAATGCTACTTCATAAATTACCGCCCAGCTGGTTTACAAGGTGATTGTGCACTCATCCCCATGCGCCTTGTGCCGGATTATAGGACTACCTTTTAGCGGTCTGTTTTAAGTTCTCTATAAGTTATTCTCATGAGCGACACACACCCTACACATATAACACTCATTATAGTGATAGAGAATATTTTCATAGGACTGTAAGTAGTGATAGCCCCGTAAAGCATACCGGCAGCACATATACTAACCAATATAGATAAAATGAATTGGATTGTTTTCATAATCGTATAAATTTAAATAAGTACCTGTACCCTAATCGAATAGCAGAACCTTATTTCAGTTCAGTACAGGCTATATTGTCGAAAACAGTACGGACGCCTAACCCGTATGCTCACTGCTCAAAGACGATTCTTTGCGGTGTTTTCTATTAATTGTTAAACATTGCACAGCTCACAAGCCCCAACTTGCTTATGTGCGTTCGTTATCTTTGGTTGGCAAAAACGGCTTATGAATTACACCGTAATTGCTTTTACAGAATTTCAAAGAACTAATCAATAGTACCCTACCCGATTCTCGCTATCGGTTGCCGTTCAATCCGTCCGTAGGGCTGTCGTGCGTTGCATAATCGTGTATTATGCGTATCGGCTGATACCTTGTACCCGGCATAGAGCATCGTAATCCATGCCATCATCTTCACAAGTTTCAAAACCTTTTAAGGCATCTTCCAAACTGTCTATCTCATCCGTTATCAACTGGATAACTTCTTTCTTGCTATCAGCATTGAACATCAGGCAAACAGTCCTTTCATCGTTGTTGTGAGCTGCCTCTAAATCTTTATAAAGGCTATCCAACTGCTGGTTAATCGTGTAAGCATTCATATCCATATCTTTTATGCGATTGACATCAGATTAGCTTTTTTGAAGCATCTGAATTCTTGGCGTTCAGTATCATAGTAAGTCTGGACGGTATCATTCTTCTTTCTATTGTCAGTACCAGTGATGGCAGGCATCAGCTTTTCATTTAGTGTACCGTATGCCTCACGAACAGAACCGTCCACTTTTTTGAAGTAGAACTTCACTATCTTCTTCTTCATCTCACCTTTCAGTTTCAAATTAGCCCAAGCGACCTTCATTGCTTCGCTCATGGTGTAGCCATTACGCTTAACGAACTGCCAAGCAAGGCTCATTACTTCGTGTAAAAATTCTCTTGTTCTCATAATCGTGTATTTTAATATGTTTATACTATTTGAAATCTGAATTAATCTTCGTTTCTTTGTATCAGTTTAATTTGATAATGCAAAGATACACGTTTTTGTGTATACTACAAATAGTATATAAACAAATATGTGTATATAAACACTATTTAACTATTAAAGCAGATTATACCTTATTATAATATGAAGAAAGAAGACAGAAATAGAAATTGGATAGCGCGGATAGCACTGGGATTAAGTGTCATTGCAATATTGCTATGGCTATGCAAATACGAGCCTGTAACATGGACTCTATTCGATTCTATGATTGCTTTTCTTTCTTTCGTTGTAGGAGCATTAGCCGTAATGGTTGGATATAACATTTTTGGGTTAAAAAACGACCTTAAAAATGAAATAGAAGAAAAATTACAGGACATAAGTGACCATCATGTAATTCATACAGCAAAAACTATGATGTATATAGAGATACGCCTGCTACACATGGCTATGAAATTAAAAAATATAGCAGATATAAGGCAATCTATTTACATGATGCTTGAGACCACTGAAAAGACTAAAGATAAGGAAGATATAGATTATGTTATTAATCAGTTGAAAGAACTTAAAACACGATATGGATATACACTGTTTGACGATGCATTCACAAGGAAACTAAAGATTAAACTCGGAAGGATTGGCACTTTCTCTGATAGCGCGCTTCTCTTCCTTCAAGATCTTGAAGTATGATTCTTTTGCATTATCAACAAGCCTGTTTGATTCTTTAAATGGATCCTTACAGATTGTTTTGTTTGGCGTATGAGATGACTCTTCTATTTGCATTCTCATTGATTCAAATAGAAAAGGATTGATTATTACCATAACTATAAAAGTAAAGCGACCAACTCCAAAGTTGCGGTTTGAAGTTAAGTCGCCTATATAGTCCCTTACGGGAATAGTTAAACAAATTAGTTGAAATCATCCGCAACTTGATTCCGACACAAATATACACAAAATTGTTTATATGAAAACAGAAGGTGAAAGAATTTCTGATATTATTTCTCATTTCTGCGAATCAAAAGCTGATTTTGCAAGAAAAATGGAAGAAAGCCCACAAACAATAAGTAATTGGGTATCTCGTGGTGCTGGTAAAAATGTACTCAACAAAATTTTATCAAAATTCCCAGATGTAAATGCAAACTGGCTTCTTACTGGTGAAGGAGAGATGTTGTCTCGTAAAGAAAATAACGAGAATATTGTAATGGAGCCAATTTTGGAATATGGTACTGAACAACCTAAAATCAACTATACAACAGGCGTTCCCTATTATAATGTAGATTTTATAGGTGGTTTTGACCTGATTCTAAACGACCAAACTATAAATCCGGAATATATGATAGATTTTCAAAAATACAATAATGCGGATTGCTGGTGCAATGTTACAGGTCATTCTATGGAACCGGAAATCAATCACGGAGATATAATAGCATTAAAGAAAATAGAAGATAAATCATTTCTTCCACTTGGAGAAGTGTATGCCATCGTTACAACAAACGATATGCGCACTATAAAAAGATTGGGAGCTGGGAAAACTGACGATTCATATACGCTCATCCCATCCAATAAATCACCAGAGTATTCCCCACAACAACTTCCAGCAAGAATGATTAGAACTATATTTCAAGTATTGGGAGCTGTAAAGAGATTTTAGAAACTAAATATATTAAGATTATGAAGAAGATTTTATTTTTGCTTGGACTACTAGTAAGCCATATTACATCCTTCGCCTTTAACACTAGTACCAACTTTGGCTTTAATCAACAAAAGACAGAAGAAGAATACCAACAATATGTAGGAAAATGCTTTACGGTGCGCCCCGCATATGGGCAATTAGAAACATGGGATAAATCTGGATTTAAATTTAATGAATCTTACATTGGCAAGACTTACACTATATCAAAAGTCACAGTTAAAAATATAACTCTTAACGACAAGCCTAATAAAGAAATTTCTATCATTGCTATCGAAAACGGGTCTAAAAGAAAAATTAAATTTAAAGGGTATGAAGAAGTTTCCGTAAAAGTTAGTATATGGAGTGGAGTTAAACAATGGCCACTCATTTCGTATATGCCCATTGTTTTCACTGAACCTTTTGAGGAATACAAACAACTTCATATGGGAAAAATAATACAACACGATATGGTCAAAGATCAATATGAAATTATTGATCTATTTATAGGAAAGGGAGTTGGTAAAGATTATGCGACAGCAGAAATAAATGTAAAAGTTAAAAATAAACGAACTGGGGAAATTATAGAATGTCCGTATTCAATGGTTAAAACTACGCCTTTTCAAAAGGCACTCAAAGGAAGCTATAAGACAGCTTTATTGAAAGTTGAAAAGCCAGAAAAAGCAACAAATCGATATGGTAACACAAAAATCATACAAGACAATGGGATTGATAAATATTCATATAACGACAGCATAATAGACATTGTAATTTTTGGTACTTCAGAGCAATTTAACTTTATGCTAAAAAATGTATCCGATCATTCTCTTAAAATCATTTGGAATGAAGCAGCATTTGTAGGATTAGATGGTTTATCCTCAAAAATTATGCATGTTGGAACAAAATTCTCCGAACGAGAAGGAGACCAACCAGCTACCACAATCATAAAAGGTGCCAAAATTGAAGATTTAGCAACCCCGACATCTAATGTTTATTATGACGATGGTATAAAAATAGGTTATAGCACAATCGGAAATGGATGGAAAAAGCATTCCATGCTCCCTGAAAAATATATAGGAAAAGAAGCTGGCGAAATCAGATTAATGCTGCCCATCCAGATTAGAGATGTTATTAATGAATATACTTTTATTTTCAAGGTATATTACACATATGACCATCCAGAATTATTAAAAAACGAAAAACTTTAATCAAACAAGCAGTGCATATTTATTTTTATGCACTGCTTGTTACAACTACACCTAAATCATACTCCTAATATTCGGAGTATTACAAATTATTCTCTTCTTCAAAGTATGGGGAATGACAAACGACATCAAAGATATAAGGAACAAGTATCTCAAAGACGAGGATGAGAAACAAAGAAAAAACACAGAGCATGACGCTATAACCAAAATAAGTGGCGGTTCTAAACCAACAATATAAGCCGGGCATCATTTCCCGGCTTTTTCTTTTCCAAACACATAGTCAATCACTCTCCTATTGGCATCGTCCACCTTCTTCTGATCGAATTTGATATAGATACTAGTAACATCAGAACCAATCTCATGTCCTAAACCGGCAGATATAGTTTCTTTAGGTATATCAAGTTCCGCAGCCAATGTAGCCCATGAATGGCGGGCCCAATATGTGGACAGATCCGGAAATAACGGTTGGCGAACCTTCTTTCCTCCCAGCCCTTTACGCTCGAATGGCCCTATATTCTTCAGTGCCTTGTTTATCCGACTGATAAAATCTTTGTAATTAGAATACTCGTCCAAAACATTCAAGAGATATTGCCTTCCCTTATATCGATCAATTATACCCTGCGCTTCCGGTTCTATCTTCACTGAATACAATTTTCCAGTTTTTCGACGATGATATTCAATCCGCCCGTTGACTATGTTCTCCTCTTTCAGCAGAAGCATATCCCCTATATTTATGCCGATCAAATAAAACGACAGCATAAATAAGTCCCTGTATCTCTCCTCAAATTCCTCGCATGGATAGGCTTTCAGTACTCTAATCTGCTCGATGGTGAGAGAACGCTTTCGGGTTTCTTCTTTCTTTATCTTGAATTTCCTAAATGGATATAATGTGGTTATCTCTTCATCAATGGCATAGTTGAAAACAGCACGAATATTCCGAATATGAATAGCATAGGCATTTATCTTCATTCCGCTTCCACTCATCCAATTCTCGAATGACACAAGCCATTTTCTGTCCATAGTATCGAATGTACAATTAGGGTCAAAAGCCAGCAGTTTGTTTCGGGTAGTTTCATAAACAATCTTTGTGCCGGCATTATTCTTCAATGAAACAAATTCATCCAAATAATCAATGAATGACTTTTCACTCTTTTTCCTGCCGCTAATAATTTCTTCCAAGTGAGATTTCAGCATCTTATCGGTTATCACTTTAAGCTTTCCCATAGAATGCATGACAAGAAGTTCATTCTCTACAGCGGCAAAGATATTGCGCAATGCTGCATTTTTATATTTATAATTTGGTTCTTTCTTATTATAGCAACTTCCATCCCATGCTTCAATGGCAGAATCAAACCCCGTAGAAAGCAATAATTTGCTTTCATGCTGGATACGTAACTTAATAGGGTATTTATTGTTAGCCTTTGCCCTTCTTGTGTCAAGATAGAAATTAACGGTAGCCATAGTCATTTATTTACGGTGCAAACCGCTTAAATTTGCACCTGATTTGCACCGCAAATATAAGAAATAGCCCACAATAACCACCAATAACGGGTCAGCGGATTTTCCTGGTTGGTAAGCTTTCTTTTAAGCGTATAGCCTAGCCAGTCTGAACATGAAGAATTTCAGATCAGCCACCCCTCT